TTACGCAGTGGACATGCCCGACCTGCAGATGGCCACGGTGGAGAAGACGCTGGCCATGGACGTGGACCCGGCGCTCAAGGAGCTGCTGCGTGTGCGCTTGCAGGCCAGCTCCACCAGCACGGCCAAGTACAGGGTGCTGGCGCGCGGCACCAGTGCGGACAAGCGTCTGCGTGGGCTCCTGCAATTCAACGGCGCGGCGCGTACCGGGCGCTGGGCTGGACGGCTATTCCAGCCGCAGAACCTGCCCCGGCCGTCGCTCAAGCAGGACGCCATCGACGCGGGCATCGAGGCCATGCTGGCCGGGTGCGCGCACCTGACGACTGACAATGTGATGGAGCTGGCCAGCTCGGCCATCCGTAGCTGCATCATCGCCCCGCGCGGCAAGAAGCTGGTGGTGGCCGACCTGTCCAACATCGAGGGCCGCGATCAGGCGTGGCTGGCCAACGAGGAATGGAAGCTGCAAGCCTTCCGCGAGTTCGATGAGGGCATCGGCCCCGACCTGTACAAGCTGGCCTACAGCAAGTCCTTCGGCACGACCCCCGACAAGGTCACCAAGGACCAGCGGCAGGTCGGCAAGGTGCAGGAGCTGGCGCTGGGCTACGAGGGCGGCGTGGGGGCCTTTGCGACCTTTGCAGGGGTCTACGGCATCAACCTCGACGAGCTGGCCGACAAGGTGCTGGAGAACGCCCCACGGGAGCTGGTGAACGCGGCCGACAACTACTTCGGCTTCGTGATCAAGGAGAAGCGTCCACGCTACGGGCTGTCCGACGACGCCTTCGTGGCCTGTGACGTGCTCAAGCGGGCGTGGCGCGAGGCGCACCCCAACATCACCGGGTACTGGGCCAAGCTCAAGAACGCGGTCGTGCAGGCCATAAACAACCGGGGCAAGACCGTATCCGCGCTGGGGCTGAAGATCACCAGCACGAGCTGGCTGCGGATCGTGTTGCCGTCAGGCCGGTCGCTGGTGTACCCCAGCCCCAAGCTGGTGGACGGAGCGGTCACCTACATGGGCGTGGACCAGTTCACGCGCAAGTGGACGCGCATCAGCACGCACGGCGGCAAGCTGTTCGAGAACCTGTGCCAAGCCGTCGCCCGCGACGTGATGGCCGCCAACATGCCCCGCATCGAAGAGGCGGGCTACCAGATAGTGCTGACGGTGCATGACGAGATCATCGCCGAGGCCCCCGACCAACCGGAGTTCAACGCCGACCACCTGTCATCGTTGTTGGCCACGAACCCGGACTGGGCACCCGACATGCCGCTTGCGGCTGCGGGCTTTGAGACATACCGATACAGAAAGGACTGACATGATTTCACCAGAAGAAGCAGAGCGCATCGCCTACATCAAGGGCGACACCGAGAAGGCCGCGTTGTTGGCCATCGCCATCGACACGCAGGCCGCGCTGGAGGAAACGCAAGACGACTTATCCGAAGCGGAAGCGCACAGAGACCACCTAGAAAGAGTTCTTGAGGCCAAAGAATGACACGCGAATCAGACATCGAGAAGTACCTCGTCAAGCGCGTCAAGGACGTCGGCGGCCAGATACGCAAGGCCCAGTGGGTCGGCCACGTCGGCGCACCGGACCGCCGGGTGATGCTGCCCGACCGGATGCCCATCTGGATTGAGCTGAAGGCACCCGGCAAGAAGCCAGAGCCCCACCAGATACGCGAACACAACCGCATGCGCAGGTTGGGTGAGCTGGTGGAAGTCATTGATTCGTACGAAGCCGTGGACAACCTAATAGCATGAGAACAGAATTCATACCCCGGCCCTACCAGCACCTGATCATCGACCACATCATCGACACGCCGCGCTGCGCGATATGGGCTGGCATGGGCACAGGCAAGACGGTGGCCACCCTGACGGCGCTGGACGGCCTGCAACTGGTCGAGGACGGCCCGGTGCTCATCGTGGCCCCGCTGCGCGTGGCGACCACTACGTGGCCCGCAGAGGTCCTGAAGTGGACCCACCTGAAGGACATCAACGTCTCGGTTATCACGGGCACCGAGAAGGAGCGCATACAGGCGATCCGCTCCCCGTCCTACATCTACACCACCAACTACGAGCAACTGGTCTGGCTGGTGGCATACTGGGGCGACAAGTGGCCCTACAAGACCGTGGTGCTGGACGAGTCCACCAAGGTCAAGTCATTCCGGCTGCGGCAGGGCGGCAAGCGCGCGCAGGCGCTGGGCTCCATCGCGCACACCCGCATCACCCGGCTGATCGAGCTGACCGGCACACCGGCCAGCAACGGCCTGAAGGACCTGTGGGGTCAGGCGTGGTTTGTGGACGCCGGTACGCGGCTGGGGCGCACGTTCTCCGCGTTTGACCAGCGCTGGTTTCGCACCGGCTACGACGGCTTCAGCAAGATACCGCTGCCGGGTGCCCAGAACGAGATCCAAGACAAGCTGCGCGACGTCTGCCTGACCATCGACGCGGCCGACTGGTTCGACCTGCGGGAGCCCATCGTCAACAACATCATGGTGGACCTGCCGCCCAAGGCGCGCAAGCACTACAAGGAGATGGAGGACGCGATGTACACCGAGCTGGAGGGCATCGAGCTGGAGGCGTTCAACGCCGCCGCCAAGGCCGTCAAGTGCCTGCAGCTTGCCGCTGGCGCGGCCTACACCGACGACACCGGCAGGTGGAAGGAGACCCACAAGGTCAAGCTGGAGGCGCTGGAGTCCATCATCGAAGAGGCGGCGGGTATGCCGGTGTTGGTGGCCTACAACTTCAAGAGCGACCTCGCGCGGCTTCTGAAGGCGTTCCCGCAGGGCAGGCATCTGGACAAGAACCCGTCCACCATCGTGGACTGGAACGCGGGCAAGATACCGGTCATGTTCGCCCACCCGGCAAGCGCTGGCCACGGCCTGAATCTGCAGGACGGCGGCAACATACTGGTGTTCTTCTCGCCCAACTGGAACCTCGAAGAGCACCTACAGATAATTGAGCGGATCGGCCCTACGCGCCAGCTACAGGCTGGCTATGACCGCCCGGTGTTCATCCACCGGATCATCGCCCGCAACACCGTGGACGAGCTGGTGCTGGAGCGCTTGACCACCAAGCGCCGGGTGCAGGATGTTTTATTGGACGCAATGAAGAAAAGGAAGACAAATGCCAAAGGCAGACTTTACGCAGTGGAGCCGCGAGGGGCTGGAGAAACTAGCTCGCGAACTGGCGGACGAGAACGAACGGCTGAGGGAGGACAACAAGGTCCTGCTGTCCGCGTGGCGTGAACAGGTCAGGCGAACAGATCAGGCCGAAGCTCTTGCCGCGTCACAAGCCCAGCAGTTGCTTTTTCAATCGCAACAGCAAGCGCAGGCGAAGGCTGGCGGCGTTTTGCAATGAGCAAGGCCATCCAAGTTTTGGTGATGCCGAGGTACTCGGCCATCTCGGCCTTCGCACCACGGACATCGGTCTTGAAATATTCGGCGAGGGTCATGCCCGCATTATAATCTAACCTTTAGTTACACCAACCGGAGAAAAGCATGCTTTCAAAAGAGGAAATGCGCAAGGTATTTTTGAGCTGCGACATGCTCGACAAGGACGGGCTGTACGCCGACGACGTAGACGTCTACGAGCTGTGCGCGGCGGTGGAGAAGGCCGTGGCCATGAAATACGCCCGCGCCGAACGCGCGGAGTGCATCAAGTTCGTGCGGTCGCTGAACACCGAGGTGGCCCGGGCACTCAGCGAGAAGCGTGGGGCAATGTGATAGTCCTGTACGCCGTCGGTTTGTTTTTCTTTTACCGATTTTTTTTCAGGCTTATTGCGCGGGGGGTAGGTAACCTTTTTTGGGTTTTACTTTTCATTGCATTTTGGGCCGTTTTATCTATACGTTAGGGCCGTGTGCGAGGGGCCGGACGGCTTTTAAAGAAATTGGACAATGAATCCAGCACGCCGGGTTCTTGCGGCGTTGGCGGAATGTCTTTTTGGTAAGGGCTCAACGGCTCATTCAATTCGTCTGGGCGCATGCTCAGCTGCATGACAGGCGGCACCACGTCGCCCATGGTTAGGTTCTTGGCTACCTCATTTCGGTGGCTGCGCAGGTACGGGTAATTAAGCGCCAAACCCAATGCCTGTGGCCAGCCACCTTTGCCTTTTCCTACTGCAGCTAACAAATTACCGCCAAAACTAAGACCTTGGTCGAATTCAGGCCCAGTTCCTTTTGTTAAAAATTGTTTGCCGATGTCATAGCCTTGCGCGGCTGCTCCCGCACCACCTACTCCGCCAGCAACGGTTCTTAAACCAAGACCGATGCCCCGTCTGGTTGCAGCTCTGTCAGCTTGTAGCTGTTGGCGATTAAATTCGTTAACGGCATCAGTATGTGCTTGATTCTGCGCCGCTACTGCTTGCGCGTGGGCGGCTAATGCTTGCGCATGCGCCTGCTGTTGCGCCTGCGCCTGTGCTTGTGCTTGCGCCTGTGCTTGCGCCTGTGCTTGCGCTTGTGCCTGAGCCTCTTTAACTTGTTGTAAAGCCCCAAGTTTGACTTTAGTTTCGTGCGCGTCTATTTCGTGTTGTTTCAACAACGCCGCAGCTTCTGCCGCCTTTGCATCCGCCATTCGTCTGGCCACAGCAACGGGTACTTTTACGCCACTGGGCAATTCAACCGTCGCACCTATTTCGTAGTAGGGCTTATTAACATCAAGCCCATGTTGTTTATGCAAATTTTCTATAAATGCAGTTGCTTTAGCTTCAGTTTTTGTTAAGTCGTTAAAACCGGTCATGCGTTGCCGCCCTGTCGTACCAACATTTGGCCCCGGACCGCCTGAAAGTGCCCTTTCAATTTGCTCGTGCGTCATGGTGTCCGTACTAGCTTTTGGGTCGCCAGTAATTTCAGCTAATTTAGCATCCACCATTGCTTTTCGTTGTGCATGCTCGTTTTGTAGGTTGGTGATTTCGGTATCAACAACAGCAGGCCCCGCCGATGCGGCAGACGCAGCAGATTGAGCTGTTGGGGTTGGCGGAACAGGCGGTGCCGGTGGGGTAGGCGGGACGGGTGGAGCGGGTGGAGCGGGCGGGGGAGGCGGAGCTGGGCGATCACGTATGTCTAAATCAACGCCCGAATCTTTGTATTGAGTACCAGCCCCAAAAGCAGTGCCTCCGGCTATTGCTAAATCCCTCAAGCCATTTTCTGATTCTTTTTTGGTTTCATCATTTTTCTTTTGCAACTCCATGAATTGTTTTTCAGCTTCACTCAAAACAGGAGCAGCGGCCTTTGCAGGCGCGGCGACAACGGGTTCTGCAGGCACGGCCTTATCGGCGGTAGCTTCACCTAAGAGATCGGCTTGCGCTTTATCAATTTCGGCTTGGGTTGGCGTGCTCATTGTCGGGCCCCTTGTTGCATGATATGGCTGTATTTTGCGTTTATTTTTTCCAGATTGTTTGCATAGCTCTTATTGAGCGTTTTCAGCAACGGGTGTTCAGGATTAAATGCATCTGCGGCGGGGGTAAGGCTCTGCTTATCCCTAGCGTCTTTGTACAGGTAGGGCAGATGCTCGCCGAGCAGCAGCGCATGGTCCGTGTGCGCTTGTGCTAACTCAATCGTGTGCTTCATGCCGAGCGGAGTTGCGTCTTGGAAAAGAACGCCAAGAAGTCTTGCCTTCGCGTCGTCAGGCTTTAGCTCGGCCAAATCTACACCCTGCGCGCGAAGGGACCAATAAATAGCATTCGCAGCGTTTTCCATAAGTTTGTCTTGCAAAAGCATTTGCGGCTGGTTTAACCCAGCTTTCAGACCAGAACGTACGGGTATGCCCAAATTTACTCCGCCACCGGGATTAAAACTGATATTCATGCCTTGATCGGCCATGGCCGCTGCTACGCCTGCTTTTCTAACCTGATTCAACACGTCATTTACATCCCCGCTCAAAGCTGGATTGTTTAACATGCCAAGCGATTTTTTGGGGTCATCGTTGAGCAACGAAGAGAACGTGCTTCGTATAGCGGGCACTGCAGTTTGCAAGGTCTGATAGTTTTGCAATTGCGACGTCGGCACTTTTTCCAAACTCGCGGCTTGCGCTATCACCCGGTCCTTGTCAGCGTTGTACCGCACCCTGTCGTTTTCCGTAGCGCCACGCGGCAATATAGGTAACGTCAGTCCCGAGAGTACGGCAGGTACTTGCCTCAGCGTGGCTATCGCCGCCGCGCGTTTTGCTTCTTCATCCACCGCAGGGGCTGCAGCAGCAGCGGGGGCTGCAGCAGCAGCGGGGGCCGCAGCAGCAGCAGCGGGGGCCGCAGCAGCAGCGGGGGCCGCAACAGTGCGCGGACGAGACCAATGGTTGGCTTCTATTCCACTGCCTTGTTTCCAGCCTTTTTGGACCAACAGTTTTTTCTGGTCTTCAGTTATTTTGCCTACGTCAATTGCGTCGCCCGTAAAGTGCAAACTGTCATCCCCGATGGGGTGTCCTTCTTTCGTAAACCACTTACCATTTTTCTGGTAACCAGTTTTTCGTAAATTTTCTTGGTCTTCGGGCGTGCGGATGTTGCTGATGATTGGTATACCGGATTTTTCTAAAGCCAACACGTCTTCAGTAGCTGGCCTACCATTCTTCAAAAGGAAAGTTTCTTTTAACTGGGGCATTGCAGCAGCTTTATCCGCAGCCACAACGGCAGCGGGTGCCGTAGCAGCCACAGCAGCAGGCGCTGCAGCAGCAGCAGGCGCTGCAGCAGCAGGCGCTTCGGCAGCGGCCCCAGAACCCGAATACGGCGGAGCGTTAAGGGATAAAAGCTCGGGTGGCGCGGTGTTTTTTCCTGATAGGTCTACTGGTTTTACGCGCGAATAATTTTTTGCATTTAACGCATCTATCCTAGTTGATAGAGCTGCCATTCGCCTGTCGTATTCGTCTTGGCCAATTTGTTCTCTAGCTTTTCGGTCTTGAAGCAACGCTCGTTCGGTTTCTATTGCGCTCCGCTCGGTGCTTGTAGCAGTTTGAGTTCCCGATACATAATCACCAATGGTCTTGGCCAATTCAGATGAACCCATCTGCACCATCTTTGACTGGAGTGCCAACAGATCTTCCGTTGGCATGTTATTAAAACCGTCCTTGGTCGCATTTTGAAATAGCGTGTACGCCGATCTTTTGTTCGCTATCTGCTTGTTGGCGCTGCCCAACTGGGCACGCATGGCGGCTATGGGTAACTCGTTTTCCCGCTGCTGTTCCTGCCACTTCCCAAGGGCCTCAGAGGCGCTACCCAAGGACGCAGCAAAGCCGCCTAACTGCGGCTTGAAAAATCCGGCGGCTACGTTGAACCAGTTTGGGTTTTCGTAACGCTGCTGCAAAGATTTCATGGCCGCATCCAGCGCAGCCCGTGACGTATCCTCTTCCGGCACATCACCTTCCGGCGTTGTGACAGGTGCTTTTACATTCGACTGAATGATGTTGTTTACAAAATCTAAAGTTGAAGCAACCATAATTTATCCCTCTCCCCATAACAACGGATTAGAGTCCGATCCCGTTAATGAGCCGCCATAAATATCGGTTTGATTTGGATTGAATGGCAATTCAGTAGATGGTGCAGTACCGCCCGGAGTGGTGTCCAATCCGCCAGTTGTTCCGGTGTAATTTCCCGTATTTCCGCCGCCAAAAGCGTTTTTAGTCCAATCATAAACACCGCCGATTGCATTTGTTACCGGTGCGCCAACAGCGCCCCAGATATTTCCGGCTGCCGATGTTCCGCTTGCGTTCTTGCTGAACAAACCGCCCGCCAATGCGCCCAATCCCGCTATAGCAGACAACGGCGACCCGGTGGCTGTAGTCACCGTGGTCGTTGGAATTTGCGCACCGCTCAGTGCCGCCATCTGTTTGGCTGCTACATCCAACGGGAATAGTTGCTGGTTCTGCGCGATGGTCTGCTGCTGGCCGCCAAGGGTAGATAACGCGTTGACATCGGCCAGCCCGCTTTGCTGCTGCTGTTGGCCAAGATTGAGCTGACCGGTTGCCGCAGCGGTACGTGCAGCGGCTTCTTGCGCTGCGGTGTTGCCCGCAATCTGCCCAGCGGTGACTTGGTTGGTATTGAACTGGTTCTGCAAAGTGCCTGCGGTCTGGCCAGCATTGAGCTGGTTGGCGCGCTGTTGCTGTGCCGCAGCCAAGGCGTTCTGATACCCAGTCTGCAAGGCTTGGTTCTGCAACCCGAGCGCACCGATGTCTGCATTGGAGATGCCCAGCGCAAGGGCATTTGCGCCCCGAGCGGAGCCGAATTGGCCGGACCCTACCGCACCCGAGGTGATGGCCGGAGAAAGGTTCTGGGCGATGTTCTGCTGGTTCGCAAGCCGGATCTGGTCCACCACGCCGCTGGTGTACGGGTTCATGTAGTCACCGACCAACGGGGCGGCGCTAGATGTCCCTGCCGTCAGGTACGGGTTGGCTTGCGTCAGGCCACTGGTCTGCGTGCCCGCTTGCAAGTATGGGTTGGCCGCGCCGGTAATGTCTGTGTTGGCAGCCGCGCCGTAGTTTTGCCCGGCGGCAGTTAGAGAGGGCTGGTAGTTGCCTTGGTTTTTGGCAACGTCGGTGAAAGCCTGCTGCTGGAGCGGCGATGCGCCCACGTACTGCGCAGCATTTGCGCCCGCAGTTCCACGAGCGGCTACATTGTTGAGGTAGTCGGTATAAAACTGCGGCGTCGTCGTGGCCGTCGTGCCGTAGCTCTGGGTTAAATCAGCCATGTTTTTTGCCTTTCGACTGTAAGTATTCTAACGGCGACTTGGCGTCTGGGGGTAGTTTGTCAGGCGGCGCGGACCGTGCGCGGGCGCGGATGGCCTGCACCATGTGGTCCAGCTCTTTGGCCCCGGCCTTGTTGGAGCCATTGCCCAAGGCAGAGACCACATCGGCGCTGAAGACGTACTCACCGTTGGCCAACATGGCCGTGATGTCGTCGCTGGTCCCGTCGCCCTTGCCTTCCACATACTTGCCGCCCAGTCCTTCCAAGCCACCGGTGCGGAAGACCGGCGTACCGTCATAGTTGGGATGCTCGTGGTCAGGTTGACCGCCCTCAGCCAAGTGCATGCCACGAGATTGCAGCAGGGCCGCAAGCTGCGGCAGCACCTTGGGCGGGGTGTACTGGCCTACCTGCCCAAGATGGATGAGCGGGCTGCTTTGGGGCCTTGCTTCGGCCGCGCCCATGCCGCTCAGGTTTTTGAGCGAGGACATGACATCGGCATTCTGCCGTTCGCTGTCCAAGTCTCTGTAATACTGTGCTTGGGCCTGCAACGCCGCACGTTGTTCAAGCTGGTCTGCGGTAGGTGCAACGTCACCGCCTTCATCAAAGTGATGGATAGACCCGCCAGCCGCAGCATACTGAGGAGCACCGGGTTCAATAAACGGCGCGTTTTCCATCTTGGCGATATCGGTGTTGTACACCGGAATGTTGCCGATGTCCGACTGCTTGGTGAATTGATCGGTAGGCAGATTGAGCTGCGCTAGATCCTGCTTGTAGGGCGTATAGCCTGCGCCGCCGACGCGGTACAAACCGCCTGCTGGTCCAAGGGTAGACATATTTGACAAAGCTCCTGCATAAGATCCGCTGGATGTGCCAGCCGATGACAAAGGTGTTGACGGCGATTCTGATGGCCTATCAAGCGATAAAGGCGCAGCCGTGGGCGAAATAGTTCTGGGGTTGAGAACATTATCTATTTGGCTCTGCGTGTCCGTGCCTGTGTACGGAACATTTGCGGATGTTGTAGCAGGCCCATTGCCGATCCCAAAATTGGCCAGACCCGCATCAATTGACCCAGCCACCGCGCCACCTATGTTTGGCCCACCATTCAACGCAGAAAGCGAAGACTTTAGTGTGCTCGAAAGCGGCGTTTGGCTTAAAAATGCGGCAGTAAGTTTTGGGTCTTGTTTTGTAAGTTTGGCTACATATGAATTCAATGCGCTGGTAGCCATGCCAGCCAGCCCATTCCCGGGCTCTGCATTCATACCAGCATGAAACAATGGAGCAGGAATACCAAACGTACTAGCAACTTTGTCGCCTATCACGCTTGTAAGGGCCTGACCAACTGTCATTTTCCCTGACAGCAAGTTTGCGGCGAACACTGCCAAGCCATAGCTTGGCATAAAATTCTTTGCTATATCAATAGCCGTAGTAAGAAATTTATCGGTGTTTTGCGCCGCAATGACGTTTTGTGCGCTTTGGTTGTAATTTCCATTAACGCCATACACGCCGCCAAGCCCAACGCTATCCAAGGCTTTCAGCACCTGACGATCAAGCGGTTGCCCCGCCAAATCGCCGGGGCTTACCGTAAATTTCAAGTCATTTTGTTCAACAGCTTCAGAATTTTTTGTGGCGGGCTTGGTCCACTTGTCTTCCGTTGTCTTAACAAAATCTTTCATTAATTTTGCTTGGTCAAGAGGGCTGACCGGACCTGCTTCTTGGAGCTTGTTGTACGCCGTTGTGTAAGCATCCCGCGCATCGTTAATGCTGATTTGCCTATCAAGAGCAGCTTGCTGTTCAGGCGTGCGTTTTATATTTGTAAAAGCATCTAACGGTGACTTGTCTACAGGACGGAATGGAACAACATTAGGGTCCCCATTTGGCGCATCAGAAAGACCGCCCCATGAGAGATCAGAATTATTGACTTGCGCTTGCGCTTGCGAATCGGCAGCGTTTATCGCGTCCCTTGCGGATTGATCCGAATTGAAATTTCCACCATTTCCACCATTGCCGCCATTGCCGTTGTCGCCCCCGCCAAGGCCGCCCATGCCTTGGCTTCCGCCTCCCGCGCCTTCTCCGCCGCCACCAGTACCATCAGGCATATCTATCTCCGAAGCGAGTTGTTGAGGGCGAAGGCCCAGTCCTGCCATGTTTCAAACATGCGGCTGTCAGCGACGCCAACAAATCGACCAATACCGGACAACGCATCGGCCCACTCGCGCCAGCGATCTTCTTCGATGGTCCCAAGCTGATTTGCCGCAAATAATTCTGCCATGAGCGCGCACCAGTAATCCCACGTCATGCCGCGTGGGTCGTAGACCTGCTTGGAGTCGATGATTGGGATCATGGGTTGCCCGTGGAGCGCACGTCGCCGGTGGTGAGGGACAACAGCACACGCCCGGTCTGGTACGTGCCGTTGTATGTGTTTGATTCAAATCGCAGCCGCATTTCACGGCGCTGCTCACGCATGTCAATCTTGAGCGTGTTGGGCGAGAACGTGTAGGGGTCAGAGTTCACCACGACATCTTCGGCATAGCCTTGGCCGGTGACCACCACGGTCATGTCACCGACCTGCACAAAGTCCGGCTCGATGCGCTCAATACGGGTCCACAGGTTGTTGCCGGGCTGCGCTTGGGTGCCCACCAACCCGCCCAGCGTGCCCACGCTATAGGTCTCAAAGTAGCTGCGAACGGCGGTCACGTTGGTCAGGTAAATCTGGTCGTAACCCGTCTCGTGCTGCCACAAGGTGTAGGTTCCGGCGTTGTTGACTTCGGTGCCCGCCCAAATCGGTTTTGGGAACACCTCGGAAAACACACCGGCGGACCGGCGTGCGCCCAATGCTTGCCCGGCGTCATACCATGCCTTCTCGCGCACGTTGTAGATGATGGCGTCGGTGCATTCAGTTGCATCGCCTTTGGGGTAGAACCACCAGATCTCGCCATAACGCGGAACCTTGGTTGCCCAGACCTTTTGGCGCTGGGTGTAGTTCACATTGTCGAAGAAATAGTTCTGGTTGTTGTCATTTCTGATTTCTTGGACCGCGCCGTTGTAGGCAAGGAACCGGTCAACGCCGCACCAGTAAAAGATGCCGTCATACTCAATGACGCTGCTGGACGACATGATGGACGTCTGAGAGCTGATTAGGTCGTAGGCCCAGTAGTAATTTACGCCGCCCGCGCTGGATGGCTGGAAGCTCACGCGGATCAGCGCATCAGCAGCCCAGAACAAGCCGCTGGGCGACGTTGAGCCGCCCCGGATGGGTAACCCCTTGACGATCTTGCCGGTGGCCACGTTGGTCGCATTGGAGTCCGGCGAGACAAAATTCGCAAAGTCTCCAGCGCTGGAGTTCTGGATCAGGCCGTTGTTGCCGTACACAAACAGGTACGGGTGGATCACCACGCACCCGCCGGAAACGGCAATGTTGTTGTCGAAGGTCGCGGTGATGGTCGCGGAACCGGTAGCCGCAGCCGACACCACCACAGCAGTGCCGGTGACCGACACCACGGTCGTGCCTGCCGGGATGCCCGTTCCGCTGATGCTTTGCCCCGCCCCGACGCGCACGTTGGCCGCCGACAGGGTGAACGTGGTCGTGCCATTGGTCGTGCCGACGGCGGTGAACAGGCCAACCTTGGACAGCGACGGCGCGGCGGTGTAGGTCAGGCCAGTGGGCGTGCCTGCGGTCGTTGTGATGGCCGTACCGCCGTAGGTTGTGGACAAAGTAAAAGTTGTTGACCCGTTGGTGGCGATGATGAAATACGTCGTTGGGTTTGTGTACCCGCTGATGCTGCCCGTGCCGCCGTATGTGCCGCTGATTGTCAATTGCTGGTTGACGGTAAACGTGACGCCGGAAGCGGAGCAAGCAAATTGCCCGGCCGTGCCAGTAATAGTCACGCCGGTCAGCAAACCAAAGCTGCCCGGAAATGTGCCGTACAGCACAGGGGTATTGACCGTCGAGGTCATGTAGCTCAAGTTTTGACCGGGATGCGCCACCAAATTATTGGTGTTGTTGCCAGTGGAATCGTAGGCAATATCGAACTGCCACAGGTTGTCATTGCTGGCCGTAAAGTTGTTCAGGGTGTAGTTATATGGGCCCGATCCGATACCGCCGCTGTTGTTGGTGACCCATTGCTGCAGGCCATTGTTGTAGCCCGAAACCACGTAATTGAAGCCATTGACGGCGGTCATGGCCATGCCACGCGAGACGCCTGCAGCGTTCAAAAAAATGCCGTCGTACCCACCAATTTTGCGAGGCCGCCCGCGTTGAAAACGAACCCACTGGCCGTCAACGTAACAAGGCGAATCAAACACGGTTCCATCCCGCTGGATACCAGCAGGGATTTCCATGGACACGACTTTTGATGTCATCAGAACGTCCCGCCGGACACGCCGGTTGTAAATGTTCCAGTCGTACCTGACACCGCCCCAGTAAATGTGCCAGTCGTGCCTGATACCGCTCCGGTAAATGTTCCGGTCGTGCCGGATATGCCCCCATTTGACGTAAACCCGCTGGAATTGAAATAACCCACTTGTGCGTTGGCAATTACAAAACCTAATTGGCCTGTAGATACCAAATAAATGCCCGAATTTGCATCACCGGTAAATTTAATTGACGGAACTGATAACGAGCCATTTCCGACCGTGATGGTGGTGAACGAAGACGAGGCACCCGAGCCCGCGTTGTAGACATTGGTTCCGTCGCATATCACCACCAAAGAAGTTCCTTGCGGAATCGACAACGTAGCACCGCCGCTTACCGCCGTTTTGATGGTGAGCGAAAACGACCCCGTGGTGTTGTTGGTAATCGTATACAACTGCACCGTGGAAGGAACCACGACAATTGCATTCGATGTCAGCGTTCCACCATAGAGCTGGATTGTGTTGGCAGCTTGCGCCGACGTCAAAGTGGTTGTGCCGCCGGTAAGCGAAAGCGATAGCTGCGTATAGGCAAAGGTATTAGACCGCCCATATCCAAAAGTGTTCCAGCTTGAACCGTTAGACACGATCACCAACGACTCGGTTAGCTGGAGCTGTTGATTTGAGTTGCCGTCAATAGTGTCGGAGCCGATAGGCGTTATGGTCAGGATGCCAGAACCATTGTTGCGGATCATGCAAAACCAATTCGCCCCAACTGAAGCCGCCGACGGCAAGGTGAATGATCCAACGCCACCGTTCCAGACAACCAAACTTGCGCGAAACGCGGCCGTCAATGTTTGGTTGGTGCTATATGGAGATACTCCGTAGGCTTGATTTAACGTGGTTCCGATGGCCAACAAACCATACCCAGCCAGATCCGACGCATTGGCCGCCGCTGTTCCAGCACCCAGCACCACGCTGGTCCACGTACCGGCAGTTGTGGAATTGCTGGTCAGGTAGATGTACTGCGCGACACCTGATGTGATGGAGACAATCGTCGTCCCCACCCCGGTGGCCGCGTAGCTTGTGACGGTGAAGGGGTTGGTTCCGATATTGCGCACCAGCACCGTCTGGCCGGTCGATACTTGAGTCGCCGGGGGCAGGATCAGGTACAGGCCCGTGGTGGACGCCGTGACCTCAATGATGTTGGCCGTCGGGATGCCGGTTGTGCCGTTGATTGGCCAGTCCAGCAGGGTGTTGGCAGAGATCGACAGCGACTCATAGCTGACCGATGACGGGTTGATGGTCTGGCCGGTAAATGGCGAGGTATATACGGTCATGCTGTTTCCTTCTGAGCTTTACGAATGGCCCAAATTGCTTTTAATCTAGCGCTTTGTGCAGCTTTCCAAGCAGGATCATTCAATGCTTCTTTTATCGCATTACGATGTTTTTCTTTTGATTCGGGAGTACTTGAAGCAGCTTTAAGATTTGCAACATGTTGCGCAGAATGCGGTACGCCTTTGCGCCCATTGGGTTTGCCTTTACGACCATTTGGTTTTCCTTTAACCGCATTGCTTATTTTTAATGCAGTAGCAATTCTTAATTCTGAGTTGGCCCAAGTTTTTTTATTGCTGGCTCTGCTTTTTTCTTTTGATTCTTCAGTGTGCTTGTAGCCAAATGTGCCATCCCCGCCTTCGGTTAAGTTATAGCCGTGCGGAGCCATGGTGTTGTGCTCTGCAATTAGCATTCGTTCTATCGATTTTGCGGCATCTTCGTCAAAAGCATCAGCAAAATGGGTAAACACAAAATTTTCAACACCATGTTTTTTAATGGCGCGGTGTAAAAATTGGCCTTCATTTGCGCCTTTGTGCCTACGCCACCGGCGCTCAATATCATTGGTGATACCAACATACTGCATGCCATTCAAGCTATTCGTGATGATATAGATGGCGTACATGTTAGGAGTCCTGTGCTACTGCTTGGCGGTCACCGATGCGGAGTTGGTCTTCGGTCTTCAGCGCGGCCATGGCGGCGTCGAACATCTGCGACCACACAGCCAATCGAGCATCGTCCTTGAGGAACGGCGCGGTCTGCTTGAGCGTGCCAAAGAGAAGCGCATTGGGTGCGTTTCGGGTAAGCCAATTGGTTTGGTTGCTGGACGACAGCGGGGTCAGCCGGGTATAGGTCAATGCCTCAAACGCAAAATTTGCGCTCGGGGTCGGCGCGACAAACCAGTTGTCGTAGTCGTAGTCGGCGTAGTACAGCGGCGTGCCGGTGGCGGTTACATCCGGCGAATAGCTGCTGAGGTACTCCAGCTTGCGCAGGTACACCGGCTGCTTGGTCCCGTCGGCAAGGGTGAGGGTCATGGAGACCGTCTTGCGCCACAGCGCGGGTTTGGCGATCACCGGGTTGCCGGAGGTCATTGTGCCGTCGGCCACGATCATCTGGCCGAGGGTCTTAATGTCCTGCGCGATCTCAAACTCCGCCAACATGACGGCGGTGGGGATGAAATTGACGACCGCAGCATCGCTACGCTCCAGATACTGGAGCACCAAAGTGCTCAGGCCATCGTAGGTCAGAGCGTAAGCGGTCGTAGCCATTGTTGATCCTTATGCCAGCATCGAGGTAGCCGCCGTCTGCACATGGTCCACACGGGCAAGCCAGCCCTTCAAAAACTTCTGCTGTGTGGGGTTGGTTGTAGCGAGGCCATTATAGAAGCGCTGCTTTTGGTCGGCAAAATTCTTTAGCAACACGGCGGGGTCTGTCTTGGCTACCCGGCCCAGAGTCCCGGAGCCAATAACACCATCATCAGCGGCCCCCACAGCCCGCTGGAGGAACTTTGCGGCTCGGGAGATCCCTGCGTTCACCGCGAAGTCAAAAACGGCGTAATCAACGCCTGCGGGCAGGTCGTCGCACTTCACTAAGTCCCAGTACATGGACCTGTAGAACGGCTTAACCATCTCCTGCTTCAACGCCTTCATCTCACCCGGCTGGATTGCGCGTTTGAGATACGTGCCCCAAGCGTCGATGGTGACACCTAAATTGGTCTCGCCGCCACGGTCTGCCGGGTCGTTGACGTACCCGCCCTCGGATTGGATGACCTTGGCAAAGCAGGCGTCGAAGTTTTCTTTCATTTTGCAGCCACGCCGTTAATTTTCTCAGCGGTGCGCATACCGGACAAGCCAAGCATTCCCAACATGAGGGGCATCATCGTACCCATGTCCATCGCAGGAAACTTCACAGGGTGACCGTAGAGCGCACTACCCCACTCAGCCAACGGGCCTACAACGAACTGCACGGCAAAGCCTGCACCGCATACCCAGCCAATACCGGGTCGCCATCCGGATACAAAGATGCTGGGGTTGGCAGCTTCCGCCTTGTTGATTTCCAACTGCCCTGCAAGGATGGATAGCTCACCGCTCTGTTGCAGTTTAACCAGTTCCATCTTGGCAGCAGCAGCTTGCACGGGGTCAGGCCACAGCCTGTCCATGACTTTGCCGCCAATGTCGAGTAATGCTGATACGGGGTCAAGCGCCATTTGTTTCTCCTACTTTGATTTCGTCCATGTGGCTACCGACTTTCAAGCCACTGAGCCAGCCAATGAGTCCACCAACGATGGTCTGGAACGCGGGGCCAATGATTTCAAAAATCTTGGTGTTATCCACCTCTTTCACAAACAAACCGTGGACTAGCGCACCGATAAGGACAACAACCACAGAACAAAGAGTAGCGGTGACCATCATGGTGACCATATAAATGAGCCGATCTTTTGCGTCCATCACTTTGCCCTTTCCCATAGTTGTTCAATTCTTGCCCGCATGCGCATGGTGTCCGAGCTGCCCATGATCGTGGCCATGTTCGCGTAGATCAGCGTGAGCTGCTCCTTGGTGCAAACCGGACCCGACTCATCCAACCAGTTCCAAGCCTTCTCAAAACGCTCTTTGGGGTCATGGTTGGAGTACCCGATGTTCACAAACTCAGATACGCTGCACTCGCGCTTGATCGTCGCGCCGTACACCAACGACAGGGCAAGTGCAAGTACAAGCCAGCGCATTCATTTGTCAGCCTTCGCATCCAGCTTGTCAAAAATCTGTTTCAGGATAACCTTGACCTCAGCGATGTCCTCGCGGTAGTCGCCCTTGATGACGTAGGTGGTCGGCATCGCGTTGACTTTGTCTTCGAGCTTCTGGATCTGCCGGGTCATGTTGTTCAGGACGTAGGCAGCCAAAAACCCGGCAATCACCACGACGATGTTGAATAGCTGCTGGTTTTCCACAATTACTCTGCCTTTGGTTCAATGGCTTCTTTGGCCTCTTTTTGGATGGCCTCAATCAACTGGAACACCTCTTTGTAGGGGCGGTCACCGAGGTAGCCAAGGACGGCGTTCAGCAGGGGCGTGGAGAT